AAATGTTAGTGTGTATAAAAATGTCAATAGTAATAATCATTTAGAAGAGTTAATACAACAGGAACCTGTTTGGGAATTACTAGAACATAAAGAAATAGTAGAACAGTTATTTCATATACATAACCATTATAATATTGTAAAACAATTAAAGCCAAACAGTATAGAACAACTGGCGGCAGTACTAGCAGTTATTCGTCCAGCAAAAAGACATTTATTAAATAAAGATTGGGATACAATTAATAAAGAAGTTTGGGTTAAGCCAAAAGATGATAGTTATTATTTTAAGAAGTCACATGCTGTGGCATATGCAATTGCTATTATAGTGCAATTGAATTCAATTGTTGAGGGTGTTAATTAGTCTTTGTCAAGTTTTCTAACTAGTTGCACAGTTCTGCGTTTAACTCTTTTGCGTATAATATTATGAAGACTTGTAATAGGACCAAATAAGAATTCAACATCTTTACTAATAAAATTTCTTAAGCAATACCGAAATTGTTCTACTTCTTGGGGTAGGAATAAATTAATCGGCGTTATACGATTGCTTTCCCACCACCATGTTTCGCCTAGAGTGAGAAATTTTTCTTTATCCTCGTTTTGTACTTTGCTATAGCAGTATACACTTGTTATTTGTGTATTATGATTTTGTATGATGCCGATGATTTCTTGGTTTGCGTATTTTATACCAGTTAGGAATGGATATTTTTCGGTGATATTTGAGATGTCATCAATCATTACTATTGTACTTATTGGAATAAATATAATAGAGTAATAAACAACAATGGCCACGAACAACCTTTATCTTTATAAAACAACATATGAATTAACAATGTTCGAAAATGGCCTCCGAATGGAAGGACCTATGTATAATAATACAATTAAAATTCATAAAGGAATAGATGATAAGATTACATTTAATGTGTACGATGAGAATCGTCGACTTGCATCTATTAGTCATTTGACATTAGCAGTTAATATTATTGATGCTAACTCTGGTGCATTAGTTTTAACAAAGGTGCCAGTTGTAAATGATAATATAAAAGGTACATTAGATGTAACATTTAGTTGGGGAGATACTGTTAACCTTGATGCTGGATTGTATGAGTTTAGTATAACAACAACAGATATAGAAGGTGAAACAAGTGCATTGTATACAGATTTGTCACAACGAGCAATTGGCACAATTGAGATACTTGATAATATTTTGCCAAGTCCTTCAACTACATTAAGCACCTCGACATTTACATTAAATGGTGTACGCCATGAAAGTACTCCGTTAAGTGCTTCGCCAAATACAAGTTATCAAACTTCAAATCATACTTGTGCGGTATATTTAACAACATATACTGGGAAACTTTATGTTGAAGGTAGTCATGATTTAACTGCTCCATCAAATTGGTTTACTCTCGATTTGCATCCTGACAATATTCTTATGGATTGGAATGCATATACAGCAAAATCAGGTATAGATCCATTTAATTTCATTATATCAACAAATTGGGTTAGATTTGTTCATATCCCAGATGCAGCTAATACCGGCACACTTGACAAAGTCTTGATTAGAAGTTAAAATATAGTAGTGCTTATAGATAAGTTAAAGTCTTTAATTTTATCTCGACTATCTGGTCGAAAAGTGAATCCAAGTGGTTGGATGTCTTTAAATTGTCCAATGTGTATCAGCATGGGCGAAGTAAGGCTTGATAAGCGTAAACGCGGCGGCTTTAATTTTACAACAACGAATGTAATTTCATATCATTGTTTTAATTGTGGTTATACAACTGGATATCATGGTGGAAGTGTATTAGGATATAAGTTTATTAATTTATTAACTGGTATTAACATAGAAGATAGTGTAGTTAATAAATTAAAAATAGAAAGTTTAAAGGAAAAAGATCAAGATATAGTTGTTGAGCCAGAAAGAAAAGTAAATTTAGATTGGGAGAGCATTGCTTTGCCAAACAACTCTATTCCGATTTCTGATAAAGTAGATAAAAAAGTTTTATCATACTTGCAATCTCGTGGTAAAGGTATCTATGAGAATTGGGATTTTTATTGGTCACCAGATACATATATGGATTTAAATAACCGTATTATTGTTCCTTGCTATTTTAAAAATAAAACGGTAGGGTGGGTGTCTCGACATATTAAACCAAATAAAGATACGACACCAAAGTATTATGTTAATGTCCAACGAGATTATTTGTTTAATGTAGACCAACTATATACAAAAGATAGAAAATATGTTATAATAGTAGAAGGACCATTTGATGCAATAGGTATAGATGGTGTAGGTTTGTTAGGTTCACAAGTAACAGATATACAAGCAGAGTTTTTGAATAGTTTTAATAAAAAAATTATATTAGTACCTGATAGAGACAGAGCAGGAAAGAAATTAATACCAAGTGCAATTAAGCATGGTTGGTCAGTTAGTTTTCCAGATTGGGATAAAAATGTTAAAGATGTAGCCGATGCAGTTAAAAAGTATGGCAGATTGTTTACATTGAGAAGTATTATAGATACAAGTGAGGATAGTGCAATGAAAATAAATGTTTTAAAGAGACAAGTATAGATGTCACATATAAGTGAGTTATATAAAAAAATTGAAGAACTTCAAAAACAAATGGATGAAATGAAAGTTCAAAATGAAAAGTTTCAAGATATAATAGACCAAGCAGGTGGTGTGCTTGATGAAGATGCAGTACCAGTTAAAAATGAAAATGAAGATAGTACATCTAAATCTGCAAAAGGATGCGGCGTGAAATTAAGTTATAAAGAATTAGTAGTATTAAAGTCAATAGAAACGCAATTGCGTACCAAACGAATAATGATTATTAAGTTATTAAATTTTATAGATAGGATGTTAAAAAATGATCCGCATTTTGTTCAGCAAGTGAATAAAGAGAAAACGTCATAATGCCAAAAGAGTTTACAGAAGATCTACAAAAATTATTTTTAGGTTTTTTAATAAGCGATAAAGATTTATATGTGCGTATACAAAGTTTGGTTGTACCAACATATTTTAATAATAAGTTGCGGCCAGCAGTTATATTAATAAATGATCATTCGGAAAAGTATAATAGTTTACCAACCATTGATCAAATTAAAGCAAAGACAGGTATAGAAGTTGAAATAGATAATGAAGTAACAGTTCGTCATAAAGAATGGTTTTTAGATGAGTTCCAAGACTTTGCAAAATTTAAAGCATTAGAGCAAGCAATTTTAGCAAGTGCTGATGATATTGAAAAAGGTGAATATTATTCAGTTGAGAAACGAGTTAAAGAAGCAAGTGATGTTGGCTTAACAAAAAGTTTGGGTACGGATTATTTCGAAGATCCTATAAAACGGTTAAGGTCATTAAAAGATAATAATGGGCAAGTAAGTACAGGTTGGACAGCAATTGATAAAAAATTGTTTGGTGGTTTTAATAAAGGTGAGTTATCAATTTTTGCAGGTGGTAGTGGTACAGGTAAGAGTTTATTTTTACAAAATCTTGCATTAAATTGGGTTTCAATAGGTTTAAATGTAATATATTTTACTTTTGAGTTAAGTGAAGAATTAGTTGCAATGCGAATAGATAGTATGGCAACAGGTATATCCAGTAGAGGTTTATTTAAAGATTTAGAAAAGGTAGAATTAAAGGTTAAATTGCTTGCTAAACAAGCAGGTGCAATGCAAATAGCATATTTGCCAAGTGGTGTTAACACTGGACAACTTAGATCATATCTTAAAGAATATGAGATACAATCAGGTAAACAACCACAAGCAATTATAATTGATTATCTTGATTTAATGATGCCAAATGATAGACGTGTAAGTCCAAGTGATTTATATGTTAAAGACAAATATGTTGCAGAGGAGTTGCGTAATTTAGCAGTTGAATTAGATACATTGTTAATAACGGCCTCACAGTTAAATAGAACAGCAGTAGAAGAAATAGAATTTGATCATTCTCATATTGCAGGTGGATTAAGTAAAGTACAAACAGCAGATAATGTTATGGGTATATTTACAAGTGCACCGATGCGAGAACGAGGCAGGTATCAAATTCAATTTATGAAAACTCGTAGTAGTAGCGGTGTAGGACAGCGGGTAGATTTGCAATTTGATATAGATAGTTTAAAAATTAGTGATTTGCCAGAGGGCGAAGAAGAGCAACCCTCAGAAGTTTTATATAGTAATGTTGTTAGAAAAACTTCAGTAACAGATGATAAAGAAAATGAGAAAGGGCAAACAACTGAAGTTAAAGCATCGAATTTAAGAAAAATGATTTCAAATATGAATAAATTGGATCGTTGAAAAGAACTTTAAATAGATAAATATTAGAGTACGGAAATTGTTATGAAAATTAAAAGCATATTGAGCGAAATTGAAGATATTCTTCCTAAAAAGGATAAAGAATTAATTGTTGAGAATCGGGCAAGCCATGTTATTGCTAGTGCTAATAATATTATGCACTTATTAGAAGGTAATTATGATGCTGAAACAGCCGAGAAATTACAAAAGAAATTTTTAAATGCAATTCGTACAGGAAAACTTGAAAAATTTAGTAATGCTTTAAAACGAATAAACAATGCAGATCAACGAATTAATTCTAAACATAAAACAGAAGCGTAAATTTCGAGGCCCTCGAATTACACGTTCACAAGGTGTGGGGTTTCATAAACTTTCCCATACACGTAAGCCTATCACTGATGATGTTGAAATAGATGAAGGTGCTAATGTTCATTTAACTCACTTTGAAGATAAAGTTTTACATGGTGGCTATGAAGGTGCCGAAGAGGCATTAAATATTGGAGCTGCTCTTTTAGATTTATTAGATGGGCATACAAAGTCTCCAGTAAACATAACAACAAAATGGGACGGATCCCCTGCACTTCTTGTAGGTAGAGACGCCACAACTGGTAAGTTTGTAATGGGTGACAAGGGTATTTTTGCAAAAACTGGTGCCCGTATAATGGATACACCAGATGCAATTGATGCTAATAAACAAGGT